TGTCTCAGTACGTAGAATGGATAGCTAATAAAAGAATGCACGCTCTTGGATATGATCCTATATATGATCAGTCCTTGAGGAATAATCCCTTGCCTTGGACTCAACATTGGATTAGTTCAAAGGGATTACAAGTAGCACCTCAGGAAACTGAAGTTGAATCCTATCTCATTGGAGGTCTTAAACAGGATGTTAAGAAAGATACTTTCTCTGGTTTCAAACTATGACCCAAAATACAGGACAAGAACCGTCAGAAGGTTGGCGAGAGGAGTACCGAGGAATGAAGGTACTAGGGAAATACCAGAGAGAGCTTATAGAAAATGGACCGAAGTCCCTCGCTCAAAGTTGGATGATGCAAGCTATGTACAACGACTGGAAGAGGAAGAAAGGAATCGTAGATCCAGAACCACCAGACTGCCAGAGCAGTATGAAGGAATGGGAACAGTCAATCAAGAAATACCAGACCCCTGGTGGGACTGAATAAATAGGAGTAGAGATATTAAAATTATGAAATGGTTGAAGAAGGAGTTTATGAAAACCCCTGGCTATATGAGGGTAAACCTTTTACTACTGACGACATTGGCGATTTCTTCGGTTTTGTCTACATCATTACTAATAGGAAGACAGGCAAGAAATACATCGGTAGAAAATATTTTTGGCAGAAGAGAAAGCCTCGAACTGGAGGTAGACGGGTTACGAGTGAGTCTAACTGGAAAAAGTACTACGGAAGTTGTCCAGAACTTAAGTCAGATATTGGTGATCTTGGACACGATTCTTTTGAAAGACGAATACTATCCCTCCATACCACAGGAGGAAGAACGAATTATGAAGAGACGAGACAACTCTTCAGGTGTGATGTTCTTACAGAGTCCTTGACAGATGGTACACCTGCCTACTATAATAGCAATATTCTAGGGCGGTACTACCGTAAAGATTATTATGGATCTAAATCCGACTAAGGATTATGTGGTTGATAGGATGGCACATCTATCAAAGACGGGAGACGCACAAGGCTGTCTCTCATTACTAGAAGAGTTTTCAGAATGGTTTGAAAATGATGAAGTAGAACACCTAACTATGGAGATTTTTAATGACTGATCCAACATACAAAGCATCTTTACTTAAACTTCTTAAGGAGTTAGCATACAAACGTGGACAGTTTACACTATCATCTGGCCAAGAGTCAGAGCATTATATTAATTGTAAACCTGTAACCCTATCGTGTGAAGGTAATGCACTTCTATCTACCTTGATGGTAAAGAAGTTGGATGAAGATTGTAGAGCAGTTGGTGGTCTTACTTTAGGTGGTGATCCATTGGTTGTTGGTGTAGCACAGAGAGCATTCTATAGAGGAGGGCACATTGATGCTCTTATTGTTAGGAAGAATCCTAAAGGATATGGTACAAAGGAAGTCATTGAAGGTCCAAAACCTGAGAAGGGTTCTGTTGTTACAGTACTAGAGGATGTAACTACCACTGGTGGTAGTGCTATGAAGGCAGTTAATGTATTACGTGGTGCAGGTTATACAGTTAATAGAGTAGTTGCTATCGTAGATCGTATGGAAGACCATAAGATCTGGGAACATAATAAGATTGAATTCGTATCGTTGTTCACCCTACAGGACATTATTAATGACTAAGGACGTTCAGATCATTGCTGAGAAGTGTGATCCTCAAGCAGCAAACAACAAGAAACTTCCATACACTGCCTATCTGGTAGAGTATCTTGTAGATGGTAAGACGACTTATGACATATCTATTGCTTATAGAGCAGTGGATCTTTTTGATCATTACTACGACAAGTACAAGAAAAACTTTATCAAGTTCACACAGTCACAAGGTATAGCAAATCCTAAGTTGTGGAACAATAAACTTCCACCTCCTACACCACCTGAAAAGAAGAAGAAGTGAGTATTGAAGTATATACAGAGGATAATTTTTTAGAACCACACCTGCATCGTAAAGCATATAGTTATGCGATGAACAGAGGTCAGGCAAAGTGGGGGGAGTATGATAACGACCCCTCTAAACCTACTGGACTTACTGTAAACTGCTCAGATACTGAACCTATCTACAAGAAGTTTGATGAAGTAGCTAGAGAAAAGTTTCCTCTAATAAAAGACTTTGAACTTGTAAGGTTATACATTAATTGTTTTATGCCTTATGAGCAACCATTATTTCACGTGGATGCAGATCCTAAAATAGATGGATTGGATGCATATACTATGCTATACTATCCACAGTTAGAATATGACAGACAAGAGGGAGGTTGGACAGAGTTTCTCGTGGACAACGACTCTCATATACACGGTAGTTTACCTCTATGTAATAGAGCAATGTTGTTTAATGGTAAACAATGGCACAGAGCAACACCATTTAGAAACCACGTTAGATTCACGTATGCTTTGAAGTACGAGAAGATAACAGACCCTAACCTTGACTTGAGAATGTACGGATCTGCAAGACGATGAAAATTTATTACTCACCTTGCCATCATTTACCTGTTGGTTACATAGAACAGCCTGGTGTAACCGAACAGGGAGTATCATCACACGATATATGGGATCATCCTTTGCATAATGAGGGTGTTTATATACCACCTCAACGTGTACTGGAGTATGAAAAAGATGTTCACGTTGGTCATATGTATTGGGAGTGTCCAGCGTGGAAAAGTTATTGGAATAATACTTGGGTAGTATTCTCTCAGATGGATCTGGATATAGAATGGGATAAAGAGACAGGTAGAATAACCAAGACATCATTTCAACTACCAGCATTCAGAGATCATATACTAATTAATGAAGGTAGTCTTAAAGGAGAAAATTATGGTTGGGATGGTTCAAGGATCGGTTGTCCGTACCAAGGTCATCTAGTATTTCAAATGCCACAACTATTGTTTATGTGGTTACCGAACAAGGATAGGAATATATGGGTTGAGATGGCAGCGTTTCCATCAGTCTTTCATAAGACTGGTCTTGAATTTATTAATGTGGAGTATCCATTTAGTAGATGGTTCAAGGCAGCTAACCCTGCATTCAAAGCACACGCTACTAAGTTCAGTATTAAGCGTGGGGATCCTTTATATACTATGCGTTTCAAAGGCGGTAAGAATAATCAATACCGTTTAGAACGTTGGAAAGATCCTGAACCACCTGAGTGGATAAAGATACGTTCCAATCAACACTCAGCACTCAAACAATGGGTGAAGAAAGTATCTTGGAATTTAATTAAAAAGGATGGTAAATGTCCTGTTATGAACCCTACTGATTTCCTACCGTGAGCACTAAACTATACTGGCATCCAAATTATCAGACAATAAACGGGAGCAAGAGTGCTGACCAGACTGATTTGTCACACCCTACTACTATACCAGAGTTTTATATACCACCTGTTTCATATATACAGTATGCTAAGAAGCAGCACGAGAATCATAGCTATTATAAGTGCCCTGCTTGGCAACACTATTGGGGAAATACATATGTAGTTTTCAATCAAATAGATATATCGTTTAAGTGGCAGAAGTCTGATGGTTTAGTCTATGAAACTAGTTTCGATAAGCATCGTGCATTAGATTACTTGTTCGTGCAAGAGGGTAGTATAGGTACTGAACCAAAAAGAAGTTATCAAGGTGGTAAGACTTATCCATATAAAAATTTCTTAGTTGTTCAATGGTCACAGAGTATGATGTTCTGGCCAAAGAAACCAAACAAGAATCTATGGATAGAAACAATACCATTCCCTGATCTCCATCACCAGACAGGTATGGAATTAATTGTCGCAGAGTTTCCTCTGGGTAGATGGTTAAGATCTGTTAATGGTGCTTATAGATGTCACGCAGAAACTGTTAATGTTCCACGTGGCACACCTATGTACTGTGTAAGATTTCGTGGTGGTAAAGACGGAGACTATCTCATCGAAAGATGGCCAGGTGTTAGACCTCCTAATGACGTTAGGAGATTGTTTAAAGTTAATCAAGGATTAAAAACTTGGTTGCCAGGTAAGTCTTGGAACCTTATGAAAAACGATGTAGAAGAAAAGAAATGTCCATTTAATTTTTTATTCAAATGATTACAATTAAATGCCTAGCGTGTGGAAAAGAACTGACTAGCTATACAATAGAAACACACTGCTGTGGTTGTCCTAATATGACTACCATAGAAGGTAATACTTTTACTGGTGAAGATCTGTCTCTCGTTGAGGTAGTCTCACAGGATAAGTATAGTGCTAGTGAAACTGGTGTCCTATCTAATGAAGACAAACAGTTTCAAGAAAACCGTAGACAACGAAAGATACGGAGAATTAACTTTGAAACCAGATGAACTATTCATAAGACTCAAGAATGAGTACTTAGAAGAATATAAAATCAAACAGTACCAGTGTTCTACAAATACTGCTGACAAGTTAAGACAAGCATTACTTGATTCAGAAGAGAAGATACTGACACTTGGTAGTCCTACTCACAACTATCCTGAGGATCATATTACTGGTAGGATGAGTTACTACAATCTTGTAGCTGCCTCACCTGTATGGAACTCTATTGGATTCCCTTTGATACAGAAGATCGTCGCTCACTACCTAGGTCTTGAAGAAGGAGAGGAGTGTAAGATTAAATCTTGGGGTAATGTCTTAAGGTTGGATCAAAAGGTATTCCCACATAGACACTTTGGTATACCAGAGGACTATGATGAGATACCTCAGTCAGTATGTGGTAATGTATTCTTAGGTGCTGAGGTAGAGACCTCTACAACTTACATCTTGGATGGAGAGAAGAAAGATATACCAAACCTTTATGGTACGTTCACGTTGTTTCCTCCTAACATACCTCACGCTGTACGTAGCTACACTGGTGAAGGTGTCAGGGTTTCAGCAGCTTTCGATTGTTTTTGTATCAGTCGTGACCCAACTGGCAATGTTACAGGAGATATATGGGAGACGTGGACACATTCTTAGAATATGTGTTATAATTAGTAGTGAGTAAACACTTCCTATGAAATTATTTTTGGATACGTCCTCGGTGGACGTTGTTCGTGATCACCTTAGTACAGGGTTGATAGATGGTGTCACAACGAACCCATCCCTGATGCTTAAGGAAGGTAAGGATCCTCACGAAGTGATCAAGCGTATGTCTGATCTCTTTGATGAGAGTGCTAGTATCTCAGCAGAAGTAACAGCAGATACAGCAGAGGAGATGGTTGATTTGGCTCAACCATATATTAATATCGGTAGTAATGTAACAATTAAAGTACCCTGTAATAAAGAGGGTCTAAAAGCTTGCCTTGAAATTGCTGAGACTGGAGTGGATGTCAATGTTACATTGATCTTCTCTGTTTCACAAGCTATATTGGCCGTTAATAGCGGTGCCAAGTACCTATCACCTTTTGTTGGTCGTGTAGATGATCAACGGTTTGGTGGTGTCAGTCTAATCAAAAGGATTAGAGAGGTTCTTAGCCCTAGTTGGAAACTCTACAACATACAGAAGTATGATTGCCCAGAGATTCTTGCTGCATCTATTAGGTCAGTGGGTGACGTTGAGTATAGTTTCGCACAAGGTGCGGATGTCTGTACTATGCCACCTTCTATTTTTGATAAGATGTACCACCACATTATGACTGATGATGGTCTTAAGAAGTTCAACGATGACTGGAAAACATTAATGGAAAAACAATGAGCATCCACGAAGTAACTGAGGAAGAGGTAAAGAAAGATCAAGATTTATTTCTTGATCGTGTCGAAAAAGGTGAAGTCTTTCTGGTCACTAGAGCAGATGGCACAAAGTATATGATGGTTCCTCAGGATCCTGATGACCTAACTTACCCACCGTGCGACATCTAGTTGACACTGGTGCAATTCTATCCTATACTGCAAACGTTCAAACGAAGACAATGGCTAGTAAATCTGCATTTGTTTCTAAATTTCACAAGGAGTATGAATCACTAACCAAAGCAATTCAAGGAGATATAGACCTTGAGGTACAACACCCAAGACTGTATCAAAAACTAATCAGATTCTATGAAGACAGAGGAGTTCAACTATACGATGATCCAGAAGATGACTACAATGTTATCTTGGATTCAGTTGAAGCAGATCTAATTGACAACGAGGTATTTTAATGGCGTACATCTTAAAGCCTTCTAATGCAGCAGCAAGAAGGGTGATTCAAGTTCGAGAGGAGGTAGAAGCAGAAGGAGGCGAGTTCCGTCTCGAAGAGTTTCTACTAGACTCAGACAATCGTAAAAGGTTCAAGTATTGTTATCTACAGGAGACACTATGACTGTATACAGTGCGTCTGCTGAGGCTGCTAAACAAGCAGTTCTTCAGGGACTAACAGATGATTTGAGTGTTGATACACTGCAAAAATTGTGGGATCATTATCTAGGTCTTCGCAGTATTGCAGAGACACAGAAGGAAAGTATTCCTCTCTTCACTAACTCAGCATATCCAGAGTACATTGGAGGTATTGGTGATGATCACATCTCATTCGATTTGGGAGGTGAAAGTCCTTGTATTGTTCCTGACACTTCTGATATCAACCTTGACAATCTTACTGTTGGTAATGATTTCATTACCTTTGGCAATACAGATACTGCTGTAGCTAACGGTGAACTACCAAAAGAATGATGCCGAAGAAACATACACGTGATGTTTTCTCAGTATTGGAGGTGCCAACAGCACCTCCTTCTTTTGATGATATGTTAGAGATCATTTATAAGGATATAAAAGATCTTAAGTATGAGTCACATAGAGGAACATTTGAACGTGGTACTCACGGTACTACATCATACTATGATTTCAATTTGTTTGAAGAGAAGAGGTACTTCCCTCTGATGAAACATATAATGGGATCGATCTATAGAACATATAGAGAGTTGATTCCTAAAGTTGAATTCAATGCTGTACAAGCTTGGTGGACAGTCTATGAGAAGGGAGCATTCATCCCTAGACATACTCACGCTAACTCACAGATCAGTGGTGCGTACTATCTTAGACAACCTAAAGGTGCTGGACCTATAACCTTCTTTAATCCTATAGGACCATTGATCAATCATTTCTTTCACGAGGATTTGATCTTTCAGGTTTCAACAGATATGGATATTCAACCTGAGACTGGTACTCTACTATTATTTCCTGGATGGTTAGAGCACGAGACAAAGGAAAATGAATCTGATGATGATAAGATCATTGTTAGTTTTAATTTAACCCTTAAAAATAGTATTAATTTTATCCCCTAATGACACTTTGGAATAACTACAAACGTATTCTGTTTGAGAAATTTGATTTAAAAGAACAGAACACTTGGGCAGAATGGCAAGAGAAAGATGCTAATCTGGTAGCCAAGACGTACACAGGTGAATACATTCTCAAGTCCAGAGAGGTAGATATTTGGGACAAGAGAGCAAACATCTATAACAATATTATATACCCTAAGACAGGTGCTAATGGATGGGCAGGTAATCTGCCCTGTTTTGGTATGGATCTAATGGGGTTCAATGAGAAGAGAGTCATTATTGTATTTGACTTTCAGCATCCAGTAGAACATTACTTGATGTCTGTACCAGGTCTACCTGTATATGAAGGTGATTATAGATTCTTTGAGAAGGGTAATCATTTCTCTGAGAACATATACATTGCTAAGTGTACTGCTGATGAGGTGAATGATCATCTTCCAATGTTCCAGAAGTATCTTGATGAGTATAAGAAGTTGCTTGAGTGGGAAACACCTGATGGTGAAGACACCACAGTGTATAAAGAGTTTGATACATATATGACTGAACTAGATCCTGTTGCTGGATACCTGAAAGGTAAGTTCGGACAGGAAAAATCACATAGTCTTGTTAACGATTTTCTTTTCTGTTACAAATGAGAACTCAAAATAAAGAGAACTGGTACTACGTGTTCTGGGTAGTAGCAATGGTGGCATTCATTATCCCACAAGTATTCACTGCTTATG